GGAGGAGTAAGTATGGAGTACCACGATAACAGACTTTGCATCTCGATGCGGGAACTTGTGGATGGCGGTGTGATGACCGTACCCAACTACAAGCAGCTCTCTGCACGCGGTCGCATAGACATTGTGCGTCGTGGTGGAAGAGGCGGCTATGCGCTCATCGCAGTCAGCAGTCTGCCCGATGCTTATCAAGACAAACTCAAGGAGATTTATCCGGACCCGTCGCTTGAGGTGCTGCTTGCCTGGCTTGATGCCAACTACGAGGTGGACCAGGCAGCTGTCGCATATTTCAACGACTGGCGCAACCAGTGCGGACACGACCATGCTACTGACGCTCATGTGAAGGAGTATGTGACCAACGCCAGCGTACTGAATGCTTGTATCAAGTTGTACAACAACGCCAAGGCGATACAGAAGACGATGGGTCAGAAGTATGACTGGAGCATGATGTCGCAAGCTGTGGAGGGCTACCGTATGAAGACCGGGCACACATTGCCGGCAAGTATGCTGCGCTTCCGCAAGAAGGTGAACGAGTACCAACGAGACGGCTACCAGTGTCTCATCAGCCGAAAGTTCGGCAACCAGGCAAGTCGTAAGGTGGATTACCGTACCGAGCGTTTGATTCTGTCGATAGCCGTGTTACCCAACAAGCCGTTCAATACCAATGTTTGGGAATTGTACAACTCGTTTGTGTGCGGTGAGCTGGACGTGTATGACCCAGAGACCGGTGAGCTTTTCGACGCAAGCGAGTGGACCGACAAGAACGGTGACCCGAAGTCGCTGAGCGAAAGCACCATCACCAACTATCTGAACAAACCGAAGAACCGACTGTTTATTGAGCACTCGCTTGACTCTTACACCACATTCATGCACGAGCAGATGCCACACGTTCATCGTCATGCGCCCGAGTTCTCGTTCTCAAAGATTTCATTCGATGACCGCGACCTCCCACGCAAACTAAAGGATACCAAGGCACGTCCGAAGGCATACTACGCCTACGATGTGACGAGCCAGTGTGTGGTGGGCTACGCCTACAACCGCAACAAGAACGTGGACTTGGTTGCCGACTGCTTCCGCTCGATGTTCCGACTGATAGAAAGCAAGGGCTGGGGTTGCCCGGCGCAGGTTGAGGTGGAGAACCACTTGATGAGTCAGTGGAAAGAGAGTTTCCTGAAGGCAGGAGTATTGTTCCCATTTGTGCGTTTCTGCGCCCCTATGAACTCCCAAGAGAAATACGCTGAGCCGATGAACGGTGCCAAGAAACGCAGGGTGGAGCATCGGAACCACCTCGGCATCGGACGCTTCTATGCCAAAGACAGACACTACCGCACGGAAGCCAAGAAGGTGTTTGACGAGAAGAATGACACCTACGAGGACAAACAGTACTACACATGGGAAGAACTGATTGCTGATGACATCCGTGACATCAAGGAGTTCAACAATACCCTCCACCCGAACCAGAAGAAATACCCCGGCATGACACGCTGGCAAGTGCTTGAAGCCAATATGAACCCAACGCTTCAGCCAATGGACAAATCGGTGTGGGCACGCTTCATCGGTGAGCACACTGAGACCTCCATACGCAGAAATAGCTACTGCAGGGTGGCGTATAAGGACTGGTGGTTGAGCAAGACTGAAGTGATGGAACGTCTCGATCCGAACAACTACAAGGTGGATGCCTACTATCTGACTGATGAGGACGGCAACGCGACTGATGTTTATATCTTCCAGAACGACCGACTTATTGACAAGCTCGAGGACGTGGGCACGTTCAACACTGCCGATGCAGAGCAGACTGACAAGGACAAGGAGATATTCGTGAACCAGCAGAAGAAGATAGCAGCATTCAACGCATACGTGAAGAAGAACGCCATTGCAACTGTTGGCATATCCAAGTCGGAACTTTCGGAAGAGGCTGCACCACCACCGCTTGAACTTCCACCGATGGAAAGCGAGCAGGAAATGGAAGTGACCTACCACATTTCTGACCCGTTGGCAGATTTATAGAATGATATTAGAATACAATTAAAATAACGTGAGACATGATAACGAATGAGAACAAGAAGCGGATATTGGAGGCCATAGCCACCAACCGCACGAACTATCCGAGCGATGCCAAGCACGCTGCTTCATTGGGCATCAGCACCTCGGTATATAGCGCCATCAAGAATGGTCAGACCGACAAGGCACTGAGCGAAGCCAACTGGATAACCATCGCCCGAAGACTGGGTGTGAACCTCAGAGGAGGCATTGAATGGAAGCCAGCACGCACCGCCACCTTCGAATATATCACCAAGCAGCTGGAGTTCAGCCAACAGAGCGGACTGAGTGCGATACTTTGTGATATACCCAACATCGGCAAGACATTCACGGCACGCTATTATGTGCAGTGTCACCGCAATGCCATCTATGTGGATTGCTCACAAGTGAAGACCAAACTGAAGCTGGTGCGTAAGATAGCCACTGAGTTCGGTGTGGGCAGCAATGGAAGATACAGCGACGTGTACGAGGATTTGGTCTATTACTTGCGCTCAATCGACACCCCACTCATCATTCTGGACGAGGCTGGCGACTTGCAGTATGAGGCATTCCTGGAACTCAAAGCCTTGTGGAACGCTACAGAAAGATGCTGCGCCTGGTATATGATGGGTGCGGACGGACTGAAAGCCAAAATCAATCGCTCCATTGAGTGCAAGAAAGTGGGCTATACCGAGATGCTCAGCCGATACGGTGACCGCTACTCGAAGGTAACGCCCGATGACTGCAAGGAGCGTGAGAAGTTCCTGAAAGACCAGGCGAGCGTGGTGGCAAAGGTGAACGCCCCAGAAGGTGCGGATATTGCTACCCTTGTGCGCAAGTCGGGTGGTGGACTGAGACGAGTTTACACGGAAATAGAAAAACTAAAAAGAGCGCAGGCATGATGACAAAGATGGAAATGCAATATATGGACGCGGTTATACAAATAAACCGCCGACAACGAAATAACGAGGTGGACTGGGAGCAACGTCGCTATGAATTGGCCAAGGCTGCATTGTTTGTGGCTCCAGTCCTTCACCATGATCGTGAAGAAATGACAGCCGAACTCATTGCCAAATATGCAGTCAAGATAGCGGACGCTGTTGTATCAGAACTTATCGAAACAGAGAAGTGATATGGCAAAGCGAGCATACAGCCCCAAGGATGTGGCGAATATCAAGTGTAAGGCACTACCATTTGAAGGACAATGGAAAGACGTGTTCGGTCAGCCTGAAGAGGGCGATACATGGTTTATCAGCGGACCCAGTGCCAGTGGCAAGAGTTCCTTCGTTATGCAGTTTGCCAAGATGCTCTGCGGTATAGGCAGCGTGTTGTATGTGTCCTTGGAGGAGGGCGTTGGTCTGTCGATGCAACGACGGCTCGCCCAGTTCAAGATGACTGACGTTCAAGGCTCGTTCCGCATCATTACCGATGGCGACATCAAGGCATTGGAAGAACGCCTGGCGAAACCCAAGAGTGCCAAGTTTATCATTGTGGACAGTTACCAGTACGCCTACGAAGCAGGGTGGGAATATTCACTGACCAAGGCACTGATAGAACGCTTCAAGCGCAAGACCTTCATTTTCGTCAGCCAAGAGGATAAAGGCAAACCTATAGGCAAACCTGCCATCAGACTGAAATACGCTGCTGGCGTGAAGGTGAGAACGCAAGGCTTCAGAGCCTACTGCCAAGGACGCTATTCAGGCAACGTAAGTGAATACTACACCATCTGGGCGGAGAAAGCCGTGGAGGTTTACAATGACAAGTCTAACAACTAAACATAACTGAGATGAAGAAGAAAGTTTATATCAGCGGAGCGATAGCCCACTACGACCTTAAAGAGCGTATGGCAACCTTTGACCATGCGGCACGCTATCTCTCCATAAAAGGTTACGAGCCGGTGAACCCATTTGAAAATGGCGTTTCGCAGGATGCTCACTGGATGGAGCACATGAGAGTGGACATTGCCCTGCTTTTGAAGTGTGATTGCATCTATATGCTGCAAGGCTGGGAATTGAGCAAGGGAGCAAAACTGGAACTGGATGTTGCCAGTTCGTGTGGCATTAAAGTGATGTTTGAAGGTCATGAGAACAATGTTCGTGAATACACCTGCTGCCTTTGCGGTAAGCCCCAAATCGGCTATGGAAACAATCCTCATCCATTGAAAGATGAGGGGGAGTGTTGTCCTGAATGTAATTTGAAGGTGTTAAGTGAAAGAATAAGGTTGTCAAAATTGAAATAGATATGGCACAGGAAGTAACCAATTTCGCACGCTTCTATGGCATACTCAAAAAGAGCTACAAGTTTGCCACCAAGGAGCTGGGCGATGAGTTCAAGGAAGGAGTGGTGAGTCAATTCACTAATGGACGTACCACTTCGCTTAGGGAAATGACCCGTAAGGAGTACGACATGATGTGCGACAAGCTCGAAGGTGTTACAGCCAAATTGATACGCACCGCCAAGGACGAGCAGCGCAAGCATCGAAGCCAGTGCTTGAGGTTGATGCAAAAGCTCGGCATCGATACAACAGACTGGACACGCATCAACGCATTTTGCCAGGATCAGCGTATTGCCGGCAAGGTGTTCTCCCAACTAAGTAATGAGGAATTGGAGCAGCTATCGGTGAAGCTCCGCTCCATCAAGCGCAAGGGAGGTCTGAAACCCAAGAAGGAACCGACACCTCCAGCACAGCCACAAGTGGAATACATGATGGTACCAATTGGAAATGGAGGTGAGGCATGAATGAGAAAGTGAAGCGTGTGATGGAATACATTCATGGCATCGCATACAGAGAACTCCAAGGTGACCAGTACATCGAATTTCTTGAGTGTATTGAATACGAGATAGACAAGGAACTGGAAGAAGGCGACTGGCCGGAACCTGAAGACGACGAGTGATAAACAATCAAAATAATAATCAACAAAAAGTTTACTACAATGGCAAAAAGAGAAAAGAAAGTAATTATTACCGGTGTGACAAGAGAATCAGCCGATGAAGCGTTCGGAGCCTATGCAAAGGCAGACGCACAGAGTGCAAAAATCACGGCAGACATTGAATTGCAGTGTGCCAAGATCCGCGAGAAGTATGCCAACAAGTTGGCAGAACTGGAAGGAGAGAAGGAGAAAGCCTTCGCCACGCTCCAGGCTTATGCTACCGAGAACCAGGCAGAGTTGTTCACCAAGAAAAAGAGCCTTGAGATGACGCATGGCGTTATCGGCTTCCGTACTGGCACACCTAAGCTGAAGACCCTGAAAGGCTTCACATGGGCAAGCGCCCTGCAGCTGGTCAAGGAGTTCCTGCCTGGCTATCTGCGACAGACCGAGGAGATAGCCAAGGACAAACTCCTTGCAGACCGCGACGTGGAGGATATGGTTCCTCAGATGAACAAATGCGGTATCCAAGTGGTGCAGGACGAGACATTCTACGTTGAACCCAAGAAAGAGGATGCCGTATGATACTGGAAGTGGAGAAGAAACCGAAAGTGGCCTTGTGCCGTAAGTGTTACGGCACAGGTCGTCTCCACGACAAGGAGACTGGCAAAGAAAGCACATGTGACCAATGTGAGGGAACGGGCAGAGTAACCGTCAGCGCAAAGATGAGCTATGACATCCGTCCCTATAAACCAAGAGACAGACACTAAAACATTTTATGAGCAAGAGGCGAGGAGCAAGCTATCAGAAACGTGTCACCGACATAAATAGGATATACGACCAACATGCCAAAAGCGGAATCAGCAACCGCGAGATATGGCGAAGGTACGTGTATCCTGTTTATGGTATATGTGAGCGTACCTTCTACAACCTCCTCAATGCCTCTTGTGACCCTAAGAACGAAGTGCCACAAGAGGCACAGACGTTTCTAAAATTCGACTTTGACGATGAACCAGGACATACAGAAAATTATCCGCAATATCCTAAACGACGTTAGGGTGGAGTTGAGTGATGAGTTTGACCGCAACTTTGAACGGCAGGCATTCTTCAACGAGGCATGGCAGCGCAGAAGCAGTCCTACACGTCCTGGCGGTTCCATACTGATAGACACCGGCAAGTTGCGGCAGAGCATCAGCAGCCGAACCACAGACAGCAGTATCACGTTCTGCTCGACACTGCCTTATGCAGCCATACACAACGATGGAGGCGAGGTAAAGGTGACGGCGAGGATGAAGCGATTCTTCTGGCATAAGTACCATGAGGCGACAGGCTCATTCGGACGCAAGAAGAATGGTGAGAGACGCAACGACAAGCGCACCGTACAACTGAGCACCGAGGCGGAGTTCTGGAAGCACATGGCTCTGATGAAAGAAGGCAAGAGCATCAAGATACCGCGCCGCAGATTTCTTGGAGCATCGCCAGAAGTGGAGCAAGCGGTCAAGGACATCATCGAGGAGAACCTTGCAGAGTATTTTGAACACGAATATAAATTGAAATGAGAAAGGAATTATTCAACGCCATTAAAGCAAAACTGGCGAGCGATGTGCCTGAAGTGCAGCACATCGATTTGTGGAACCACAATGTGGAGTTTGTAGAGCAGGAAGAAGGATGGGCGCGTCCAGCCGTCTTTGTGGAGTTTGGAAAGATAGAGTGGTCACCATTTCAAGGTGGCAGTCAGCGTGGCAAGGGACTTGTTACTATTCACCTTGTGACAGACTGGGCTGACGGTGGCCATGATGCAGCTTTCGACCTTTGCTACCAGGTGCATACAGCCCTTGACGGATTGAGTGGTGAAGATTTTAACGGCATGGCGCTTGTTGAGACGAACACCAACCACAACCACGAAGAGATACTTGAAAGCATCGACTGTTATGCGGTGCGTTACCTATTGCGATAAACCGCCCATGTCGCAACGATTTAGCCCCGACGGATAATTTACCGCCGGGGCTTTTTAATGCCGTTAGAATTGAATTATAACGCCGTTAGGCGGCATCGGTGAACAACATCATGTCTGTGTAGTGCGAGCTGTAGTTCACTGTTGCGTTGAACTCCACCTTGTGGCAGTTCTTGAATGGGTTGCCCACGGTCGGGTTCTTGCCCATCCATTCACAAAGCTCAATAATGGATGACTTGTTGGAAGTGAAATATATAAAGTGATGTCCGGCAAGAATGGTCAGCACATCGAGGTAGTCGGAAAGTTTCCAGTACATATTATATGTGCCAACGTCGGTGGATAGATAGGGCGGATCAACAAGGAACACAACATTCGGCATGTCTTTGTATCGGGCGAACACCTCTTTGTAGTCGCATGATACTACTGTGATACCTTCAAGATAGTCCTCACAAGTAGGATCGTCTGACTTGCGGAGATTGTTGTATAGAGCCTCCTTCTTCATTTCGGGGATGCTCAATTTGTATTTCATGGAGAACATCAGTCCGGAAGAAATGGTGATGAAGTCAATGTACCCGACCTCTCGTTCCTCTTGCTCCAAACGAGCGAATATGCGGTCGCGCAGTTCACCACGGATGCAGCTGTGCTTGGGTATGCCCTCCGTTTCCACCATTTTGCGCAGGTCAGCCAAAAGGTGGTTGGTCTGCGGAATATGCTGTAGGCGGTTGCGGTAGCCGTCGAAGTCGTTGTATATGACTGTGGCATTTGGCTTCTGGCACTTGGTGATGTGTGACAGCAAGCCCGAACCACCGAACAAATCCACGAATACCGTGTCCTCCGGATATTGCTTTAGTACTTTGATGAACTCACGCGCGAACATGCGCTTCTGCCCCACGAAAGGGAGCGGTGCCGATAGATACTGTTTTCTCATGCCTTACACGTTCAGTTCAAATTTCACGTTCTCGTTTCCGTTGAGCAACTGTCGTGTGTGTTCGATGTTGTTTTCGTAGATATGCACATTCGCAAGGTTCAGCGTGATGGACTTCAAAGGGAGGTCAATCTGCCGGGCCATGAGGTAGAGGTGGTAGATGTCGGCTGGCAAGCCGAGGTTCGCGTCCGAGCTGCGCTGGTAAGCCGACACCACTAATTCGTCGTTCTCAATCTGGAACTGAACGAGTGACAGACACGGTGCCTGGTTTGTCTCCGCATCGGTGGAGCCGAGGAACAGCACATAGTTCTTGCTGTTGCGCTTCTCTCGGTTGATTTTGGCGATGAGTGGCGGCAGCTTCTCAAAGTAGGTAGGGTAGGAGTTTACGAGAATGGCACCGCAGTAGTCCCACCAGTTGATGCCCACCTCGCGATACTTCTTCACATTGCGTTCACCCTGCATGAAAAGCTGCAGCTCGTTCTTTAACTTCTTTCGTGCGATGCCGTGCCCCTCGAATATGTCGAGCAGGTCAGCAGGGGAAAGCACCAACTGCTCGTTGAGAAGATAGCGTATGCTTCCCTTCTTGTTGGTCTGGTACTTGCCATGAGTAAGTACCTTCTGTAAAATTTGATGGTAGTTGTTCATAACCGTTTTGAATTTGAAAACGGTGCAAAGGTAACAACGCGTGTCCCCTCGACAATGACCATACGCAAACGTTACACTGCAAGTAGATTGCAGTCAGTTTTGAAACGCCGTATAAGGCTGTACACCTTGCGCTCGCTTATGGCGTATTCTGTGGCGAGCCTTGCCACGATATATGACACCTTCTCGCCTTGTGCGGAAAGTGTGCGGTATTCCTTAAATAGGTCGATATATTGTACATCGTCCAGCCTGATTCCTGCCTTTTGGAAGTAAATCAGCAGTTCCCTGTTCAAATTCAGTATCTCTATTAGTTTCATTCTCAGAAATTATTTGTACTTTTGCATCGTCTCACTTACATAGCGCGTTGCGCAACCAAAACAATAAAGCCATACAGTGCGAACGAGGGCATACGCCCCCGGTCGTGCGCTGTATGGCGTTTTGGTTAAAAAAGTAAGTGAGACGACTATTTTAACAGGCCGGTGGCTTTTTTATTACCCTCCCCCGAAGGGATTGTTCTTAGTCTCGGTATAACTCCAAATTGAAATTATCCTTGCTCTTCCATCCGTCAGCCAGTGTGTCCTGGATATGCTGCATGGCTTTGGTATAGAAGTCCGTCAGTTCTTCGATGGTGTTGAACGTGTGATAGCATGGCACATCGTCCGTTCCGAACTTGAACGTGACTGGCAATGTCTTGCCGTCAGACTGCACAGCCAAGTCGTATGCCACCTTGTAGTTGAACTGGTTCTCGTTAGAGAGCCACACGCTCATGCCGTTCCACACGAAGCCAGAAAGTATGGTCTCGTTCGTGCGGTCGTTGAACCATTCCGACACCATGGTCTTGATGGTATCCTCAGATGGCTTTCCGTTGAACTCAGCCTCCATATAGTCGGCAGATCCATCCTCGTTGTTATGCACGTCCCAGCGGACGCGCCATTTTCCTTTGACGGGGTTGGTGCATTCAAGCAGCTTTACCCCTTGTGCTCCGTTTACTCTGTTCATCATGTGAAAATGTACTTTGTTCTACCTTTGCCGAATGTTTCCGCTTTGATGGTAGTCTCGAATGGGAAACCGTCGGGCATTTCACTCACTTGCTGGAGAATATTTTTCATCTCCTCGCTGTTGGTGAAGAACTTCTTCGGCTCGCCGTTCTGCTCGATGGACACGACACAGCGGTCTTCGCCCTGGCTGGTTTTGACCCCAACTTCGAAGTCTTTTACCACGATGGGCAGGTTCACCAACTCGCGGATGCTTACCACCGCACCCGCAAATCGCTTCTTGCCGTCCTCCGGCTTGTAAGCGACATTCAAATCCTTAAATGATTTCATTTTTTTGCCTGTTAATTTATTGAACAACATTATACAGTCGGCGTGTTTTGCCATTCCGTAGAAACTTGCTATCAAGACACGCCTCCTTTTTCTCGATTTAACCTCGTGCATTTTTCGGGCGAACTTCTGTTTGATGCGCTTGCGCAGCAGCACATGGTCGGGATAGATGACATATCCCAGGAAGTCAATGCCCTCGTCCACGGGGAACACACGCTCGTTGGCTTTCACCTTTAAGTCGATTTGTTCCACTTGCTCATGGACGGCATCACGAATCTCCCACAGTTCCGCTTTCGATTTACCGAGTACCACGCCGTCATCACAATAGCGGTAGAAATGACGCACGCCGTACCTGTCCTTCAGATAATGGTCTAAATACACAGACAACAACAGATTGCCCAAGCCCTGCGACGAGCGTAGCCCTATGCTGATACCTTGCGGTATGATGCGGACAAAGTTGTCAAGCATGGCTATGAGCTTCTTGTCTTTGAATACCCGATGCACACTGTACATAACGAAGTCCTGGTTGACACTCTCGTAGAACTTGGAGATGTCGAACTTGTAGCAGAACCTTGTGCCTTCCGGGTCTTCCTGCATATCACGGCGAATGTACTTCATCAAGTCGTGCATTCCCCTGTCCTTGATGCTTGCGGAGGTCGTTCTGATGAATCGCTTCTTCAGATGCTTATCCACCACCGACATGATGGCGTGGACAGCGATGCTGTTCTTCAGCTTCTTGAAGAATTGGATGTGCCGTAGTTTGCCGGCCTCTATAATATCTTTCTCCTCAATGTCCTTTGCGGTCACATGGAATGTGCCAGAAGCAATACGTTCAGAGAGTTCCTTGATGACCTCCTCACGATGCGCGATCAGGTAGCGTCCTTGTCGGCTTTTCTTCCGTTTGGTGCCACTGAGAACCTGGTCGAATGATTCCGCCATGTTGGAATATTCGACTACCTCCTCTATGATATGACCTTCTCTGCGCATAGCATCAGTTGTTTTTAATGATGGAAGATATGGGCCTTCCTTTCCCCGGGCCAGACTTCTTCGAACTGTTGCCAGCCTACCAAACCCTATTGCCCGACACGTGATTTTTCAGCTTTCCAAAACATTCCAATATTTGAAACATTGGAAAGAATTGCTTTTGCTGTGGCTTGCCACCCTCGGCACCACATCGGGGACACGTCCCCATCGTTGTACGCCGATTGTTGTTGGTGAGACGCGAGCCGACATTCGTATTCGCATTCGACGCATCGTTATTCGCATTCGCATTCGACACACCGCCATTCGCGTTCGCGTTGTTGTACCCGCGATAGACCACACGGCCTATTGGGTGGCTCTACCGACTGCAAAGTTACTGAATATCTGTGCAAAACGTGATAAAATTGTTCGTTGTTACGAGTTTTGGAATGAAACGTTATAACTTTGCATCTAAAAAAGATGACAGTACTACATGATACAGGAGAAGGCTGGAATGGCTTTGTTCGAGAGCTGATTGAAGCCAAAGAGAGAGTGGAGCTTCAGCACGAATCACTAATACGCCATCAGTCAGGCATAGCCGCAACTTTAATAGGCATAATTGCTGTTTTTGGCGATATGTCACAAGGGAGTATGCTTCTTCGCTGCCTGACAGTAGCGAGTGTGTTATTTCTGTTGCTGACTGTCCTTGCTGGTGTGTTGTATTGCTTTTTGCAGTACAGACTAAAGTTGAAAGCACTGTCAAATTGCTTACGGCAATATCAAGAAGGCTCTTTTGGGGTTGTGGGGCAGGTTCCCTCACCAACCGCTTCATGGCTTGCCAAAGTCTTCCCATGGTTGTTGTGCGTGGGAATACTACTTCTATCGGCAAGCGCAGTGTGTGCTCTACTGGGGCGTTGAGAGCCTCTCTAATTTTCTCGTCTTGTATTTTTTCTTCCATATCTTGATGTGTTTTGGAAAAATGTTATTACCTTTGCATCGGATCATTCCTCGTAAGAGGATTGGACCCCACATTCAGGCAGTCTTGATTATTTCAAGTCTGCCTGTCTTACTTTAAAGCCTTTAGCTGTAATTTCGTCGTAAGTGTAGGTTTTGTCCATTCCATCAATGACCACCATTACAGTTTTTAGATTTGTTCTTCTTACTCTGTCGTGTAAAGCACTGCTCAACTCGTCTAACGAAATACCAGAATCAACAAACAAAACCAAGTCGTCCGCCTGTTTCGCCCCTTTTCTAATAAGGTTGTCGATAGAACTTTTTGTTGGCTTTGCATTGACTTTATATTCTTGTTCTATTCCCAATGTCTTGTTGTAACTATCAGCAGAAGTTTCGTTCTGTGGGTTCGCTATAAGGTCAATCTCGTAGCCGTGCTTTTCCGCAAGATACCTACCCACTCTCACGTTCTCTTTCTTTTCGGTTCTTCCATGTTTTGAGCTTACTCGTAATTTACCGTTTGATGTTTCGCACTCAGTGAATGTTTCTGGCGTTTCTTCTTTGACTTTAGCCCAACATGAATGTATGAGTTTGCACGCAGCGCACAACTCATTTTCTGGAATAAACTTTGCCAACTTGATTTTGCCCTTTGCGATGTCGCAGTCCCGGCATCGCCGAATGGTGTAGGGATTGTAGTCGGGCACCGTCTTGTCCTCCTTGCCGGGGTTGAAATGGAAGATGCCTTTCGTATCACGCTGCAGAGCCTCCTCGCCAAGTGCCATAGCCTCGTCGTGTGGCGTGGCAGGATATTTTGACCTGTGCACCTGTACCACGGTACAACGGCAGTTCCAGCCATTAGGAGGATAGTATTCTTCCCAAAATGGGTCGGAAGGCGGAAGCGTTACGCCATTGAGCGCAGCGTGTTCCGGACGCACCTTGCCGTCGCCAGCCGTGCGGTACTGAAGGTTGTAGCGGTCGCCGTCCTCCGAGAACCGTTCCCACTTGGCAGCCATCTCCGCAGACGACTGTACGAAGTTGTACTCCGCACGGAGGTAGTTGGAGTTGTAGGTGTTGTCTATCTTCCGAACATCATTCAAAAAGGCTTCGAACGTCTTTCTATTGCCGTTAGAATCCAGCAAGGACGGGAACGCCTCGTTGAGCTCGTGGAACGTTTTCATGCCGGAGAAGATATAGTCAGACCGTTGGAGGCGCTTGCGCATGGCATCAGACATCTCCACTTGTTTGAAAGTAGAATCCAAAGCACCAGCATGGGCATTGATGAACTCCTGAACTTTCGGTTCTGCCAGCACCTCGATGCGGAACTCCGACCCTTTCTGAGAATAGAGCGTGCGCATCATGCCGTCGAACAGCCCAGAGAGTTGCTTGCGTATCTGCTCCTGCTCCTTAGACAGCGACAATGTTTGTGGATCATCGCCTAACAGCTGGGCATAGCGTTGGTGCAGCCCCACATAATCGGTGGGGCTTAATCGAAAAAAGAGCCGTGTACGTTTTGCTGCTGCTTTTTCTTCTTGTCGCCCTTGTCATCGTCTTGTGGCTCATTGTTGCCCTCGTCGCCATCATCGTCACCGCCACCGGGTAGCATGGGTGTAGCGTTGCGCCGTTCCCCAACAGGCATGCTGTACTTCTCCGCAAAATATGTCGGGTCCACCTCGTAGCGGTCGGCAATCATGGTCTCGTATGCCACCTGCTGCTCCGGTGTGTAATCGACAGCATCATCCCATTCGAAGCGCAGTCCCTTGATAGGGAAGCCGTGCTTTACCATGCGTGGGATAAGCTGGTTGTTCACGATGTCGCGCAGCATGGTGCAGTCGCTTTCAACCAGGTTCTCGAACACTTCAAGGTGTGTTTCTGATTGTGAGAGGCTGCTGCCGTCCTCGATGGTCATCGTCTGTCCGATGATGAGCTTTGACAGTTCCGAGTTGGCGCGATCGATGCGTTTGTCATAGACATTGAAGGCATCGCCCTTGCCACTCTCCACAAATTCAATCTCCGTGTCCTGCCCTGCCACCATGTATTGGCTTGCTCCGGCACCATTGAGCATCTGTTCAAGTCGTCCCATCTCCTTGGGGTCGCGTGAGGTGGTGCGTGCAATACGCATCGGCATACCGAAAATCTCGCCGAAGGAATCCCAGAATGCCAACATGTTTTTCTTCGGAATGGTCTGCGTGGCAGCCTTCAGATACAGGCCGAGATCGTCAGGCCGTCCGGCTTCAATGAGCCAGTCAGAGAATGGGGCTGAGTGGTAGTCTATGCCCGTAGTCCAGTCCTGCCCGAGCTGTTGAATCACACGGCCGTATTCAGGAATGACATGCTTCCGTGGAATGAGCTTCACATCCGTATAGCAAGGACATCCATCGCCATCGGTGGTGAGGTCGCCAAGTTCGATGAGCGAGTGTCCCCAAAGATTGGCGGCAAGCGCGTATTCGAGCATTTGCTTGAACCAAGCCTGGTCGAAATAGTGGTGTGCCTCCTCGTTCTCATTACCTTTTGCATCGACCAGTTTGAAGGACTTCGCCATGACGAATCCTACACGCTGGCGAACACAGCCCGATAGGTGAAGGTCAATATCCACATCGCGGTATATGTCGTAGAGACGTTGGCGGTTCGTGCTGTCCACATTTATAGCCATCTGCCAGGCGTTGCGCCAGTCGGCAATGTCCCTGCGTGTAAGCGCATCGGTGGTGCGTTGCAGTTCGATTACCATCTTCTTTATGCGCTTGCGGTCAGACGACTTCGCAAGGTTGAAGTCCCCGTTTGGCGTGTGCAGTATATTTTGACTGCCACCTCCGAACATACCGCTGAAAAAGTTCTTTATATCCATAGCGTTACCAGTTATGTCGTAATTGTTTCTGTGAACCGAATATGAGCAGGTCGCCAGTCGGTGTGCCGTCCTCGTCGGTGGCGAGCGGCAGGTCGGGTATGATTTTTCCGGCTTGCACGCCTTCCAGCCACTTTATGGCACGCTCGTAGCGCTCCTTGCGTATTTCGCTGCCCATCTTTTGGGGCATAGCGGCAATCATGTGATAGAGCGCAATGTCGGCGGCATACATTACCACCAAACGGTTGCGGTTTTCGCCTTCAGCCGAGAACACCGCTTCCGTGTCGTATTTTGGTCTGAGGTAGCCGGCAATCTCCTCGCAAGCCTCCAGTTCCGCGTTGTCGCGTATCTCCTGCGATGCCTGCGACACGACCTTCAGCGCATTTTCGCCTATGACCACTCTGTAGTCCTCTTCCGTGATAAACATAATCAGCCTCCTTCCTAATGCGTCACATAAATGGCACGACGCTCGATGTCGGCAACCTTTACACCCTTACGGAAGCGGTGCTTCGCAACCAGTTCGCGGATGGTGCGTTTCGGCACGACCTTCAGCGAGCCGTTCATGTAAATCACATAATACTTCATGCCAAGCAGCTTTGAGAGCTTGTTGGCTTTCTTGATGGCACGCTTGCACTGCCATCCCCAGATAATGTCCTTTATTACTTGTATCATTGTTACCAAATGTTTTTGGCGGTCGGTCTTTTGCCGAACACCGGTTTGAAACTTTCCTGTCTTGTATTGCGCTGGAGTATCCATATAGCGCCTTCATCAGCGTCAGGCGCATCGTCATGCACACGGCTGCCACGCTCCAACGCCAACGTCTGTTCTATGCCCACCTGCATATCGGGGTCTTCCTTCTTGCGCTCGTTGTACCAGACAAAGCCACGTTCCCAAAGAGGACTGACCGCCTCGATACGCTGGATTTTGTCTGGCTTCTTTCGCTTGTCTGGCATGATGGGCAGCTGGTAGCCACGCAGCTCACCTTCCACGGCAAACTCGTCCAAAATCACATCCTGCATGAAGTTGGCTTCCATGAAGAACTGAATAGCCACCGTGTCGCGTGTACGCTCGTAGAGGTCGTATAGCCATCGAACCATCTCACTGACTGTCGCCTGGCGCACGAAACTGTCTATGAGATGCAGTTCCGAGCCAATCTTTCCCCAAACGCGGCTCGCCTTGTAGTCGTTGGAGGTTGTCGATTTGAACGACGGGTCGGTATAGCACACAATCATGTCGTACTTTTCGAGCTTTGGCAAACGCTTGTATCGAATCCAATCCGCACGGAAGATAGTACCATCCACGATAGGGTTGTGCATCATCTCCTTCTCCCAGGCACGATAGCCCACGAAGTCGCGGTAAGCCTGCGCCTCCTCTTTGGTCCATTTCTCCTTCCATACCGGTTCTCCGTTACGATCGACCGCTACGATTTTAGAAAGGAACACTCCCTTTGTACGTGAGAGATTGTAGAGCACAGAGTTCTTGCTGATGAGGTTGCCCACCATAATGAAGCGTCCACGGCCCACATCAAGCGCACCAAAGAGAGCCTCCTTCACCCAGTCGGTGAGGTCGTGTACGAGTTTGTCGTTCTTGCAAAGCTGATCGTCGTCAAGGTCATCGATGACGATGTAGTCAGGACGGGATTCACGGTCACGCAGACCACGAGGCGACTGTCCACGACCGCAGGCAAGGAACTTCACACCGCTCTTTGTCTTGAACTCGCCCTCCTGCCATCCGCCGTCGTTCTTCTGCTGTCCGAAGTCGGCGATGAGACGCTGGTTGTATTCCAGTTCCGCTTGAATATCTCCAAGCAGTCGGTCGGCATTGTCCTCCGACTTTCCGACAACCACCATAAAGTTGATAAGCCGCTTCGGTTGGAACATCAACCAGAGCGGCGTGAATACATCAAGGTGGGTCGATTTGGCGTGACCGCGTGGCCACATGAATACAGCCTTCAAGTCGGGCGTGTTTCGGACCTTGCGTGCAGCTTCGTTGTGGAACGGAGCGTTGTGAATGGTGCGTATGACCTCGCCAGTCGTCTTGTCACGCAATTGCAGGAAGTGTGGAAAGTAATACTCGCAGAACGCTGCGTAGTTGTTGAGCAAGCGTTTGATACGCATGTCCCTTTCTACTGGCGTTTCGCTTTTCAGGAGTGACGTGTCCGTAATGGCTTGCACTTGTCGGCATCGCTCTTTCCACTCCTCGTATGCCTTTTTCTTTTCCGCTGCTGTTGCCATAGGCTGCCTCCACTATTTTATGCCCATCTGTTCTGTGATGTACATGTCCTGGTACTTGTTGATTACACGCATCAGTTCGGGAGTCACCTCTGGGTCTGTCTGCGAGCGGTACTCCAGCCACTTGGAGAACGCCATGAACACCTCGATGGCATCCACCACATTAGCCTTCTTGTCGAGCTTCTCAATGACCGACGAGAGTTTAGCCAGCTTGTCGCCAAGTCCTGCAATGAGTGCAGGGTCGTCAGAACCATTCACTTGTGTAATGAGTGTGTCGATGGTGAGCAACAGTTTGTTCACCAGTTCAGGGCGTGTGATGTTCTTGGCGGCACGAGCCTCTTTCCACCCCTCGGCTGAGCACCATTTGGATATGGTGACGCGCGACACGTCCACCTTCTCCGCAATCTCCTGCTGCTCCATGCCCGAAAGATAGAGCGTGCGTGCCAGCGATTTCTTTTTTTCAATATCTGCCTTTGTCATGTTGATAAGGTTTTTGTTCACATCAGGGCATACCACGCCCCGATTCCTTCTGCAAAAGTGCCACGATTTCGGTGGCTCTCCAAAAAAGTGTGCAATGGTTTCATAGAAGTGTGCAACCATTGCACACTTTTTTGGCGGACAGACATTTACCTCGTAATATTGCAGTCGCAAACCGGGCGGTGCAGCCCCAAAAACAGCAACGACATGAGTAAAGGAAAACGAGTAAGAATAACCAACGACAGCCTGAACAGCTACGGCACAAGAGTGCTGACAGCAGGCATGAACGTGGAGCAGTACCAGCGCAACCCAGTGCTGCTGTACATGCACGAGCGCGGCAACGTGATAGGCTATGTGAAAGACCTGAAGGTGGAGGACGGCGAGGTGACCGGCGAGCTGATGTTTGACGAAGCCTCCGAACTCTCCACGCGCTGCAAGAAGCAGTACGAGTTCGGCAGTCTGAAGATGGTGAGCGCAGGGCTTGACATTCTGGAGACAAGCGAAGACCCCGAACTGCTTGTGCAAGGGCAAACCAGCCCTACTGTCACCAAGAGCAAACTGTTTGAGGTCAGCCTGGTGGACATCGGAGCCAATGACGATGCCATCGTGCTGCAGAAGGACGGCAAGAAGATAACCCTCGGCAAGGACAGCGAATGTCCCTTGCCAATGTTGAACAACAATAATCAAAAACAAATGGAACAGAAACAGATTGCCCTGAAGTTGGGCTTGCCGGAAACGGCAACTGAGGCGGACATCAACGCCAAGCTCGGTGAGTTGAAGGCTGCCAAGGAAGAGAACGAGAAACTCCAGCAGGAGAAGGCGACCCTCACGCTTGCCGGCATCACCGCCATCGTGGAGAAGGCGGTAGGGGAGAAGCGCATCGCCCCCGACAAGAAGGACGAGTTCATCAACCTCGGCAAGGAAGTCGGCAAGGAAAAACTGGAGCGCATTGTTGCGGCCATGGCTCCGCAGATGAAGCTCAGTGCCGTTATCGGGCACCAGGGCGGAGCGGCAACACAGCAGCCGGCTACCTACAAGAAACTGAGCGATGTGCCGTCAAGCGAACTCTTGACCCTCCGCAAGGAGCAGCCTGGAGAATACAAGCGACTCTACAAGGAAGAGTACGGCATGGAGTGTGAACTTTAGTACAAACCAATAAAACAAGAAAAAGCAATGAAAGCAAAAGTATTTTTGACCATGATTACGGCTGTACTGTTCAATGCGATGACAGGAGCCGTATTCGGTATGGCATTGGGCGTGTCGCCCGTGGCAGGTGCCGTCGGTGCCAATGCCATCGCGCTTGCAGTGAGCGGTGCAATGCCTGTGGCAGTGGCACGCGAGGGCGTGCTGAAAGAGATTTGGACCGGCGAGCTGGTGAGGGCACTCCGCGAGTTCCTTGCCGGCACTTGGCTTGACGGCATCCCCGACAGTTCAAGCATTGTCGATAACGATGTTATCCACCTGGTAGAGGTAGGTGTGGACCCTGACGTACTTGTCAACAACACCACTTACCCAATCCCCTTGCAGGCACTTGATGACAAGTACATCGCCATTCAGCTTGACAAGTTCCAGACCAAGGTGACCCCTATCACCGATGATGAGTTGTACGCCATCAGCTACGACAAGATTGCCCGAGTGAAGGAGAGCCATTCAAACGCCATCAACGATGCCAAGTTCGCCAAGGCTGCACACGCCCTCTGCGCACAGAAGAACACTGCCAAGACCCCGGTACTGACAACTACCGGCGAGCGTGACGCGACTACCGGCCGTATCAAGATGACCGCCAAGGACGTGCTCGCGATGAAGGCAGCCCTCGACAAGTTGGGTGTTCCGACCACGAACCGCCGCCTCGTATTGTGTACCGACCACGTGAATGACCTCTTGGAGACCGACCAGCGTTTCAAGGAGCAGTACAACATCGACCGCAACACCGGCAAGGTGGGCAAGCTCTACGGATTCGACATCTACGAGTATGCCAACACCCCGTACTTCTCAGCCAAAGGCGAGAAAAAGGCAGTCGGTGACAAGGGAGAGACAGCCGGTGACTTCCACTGCTCATTCGCATTCTACACACAGCGTGTGTTCAAGGCTACCGGCTCCACCAAGATGTACTGGAGCGCAGCCGAGAATGACCCAGAGTACCAGCGCAACAAGGTGAACTTCCGCCACTACTTCATCTGCATGTTCAAGAAGGCAGACGCAGGTGTTGTAATGACCAGCGGATATAAAGCTGAAGCGTAATGGCGAGAATGAAGTATTTGGTCCTACACTGCACAGCCACCCCTGAAGGCCGTGAGGTAACCTCTAAGGAGATACGCCACTGGCACACTGACCCAGTAAGCAAGGGTGGGCGTGGCTGGAAGCAGGTAGGCTATACCGACCTGATACACTTGGATGGCAAGGTGGAACGCCTTGTCGATAACAACGAAGATGCGGAGGTTGATCCGTGGGAAGTGACCAACGGTGCCAAGGGTTACAACAGTGTGAGCCGTCATGTGGTGTATGCCGGTGGCTGCACCAAGGATATGAAGCACCCCAAGGACACGCGCACCCCTGCGCAGCTGAAGGCGATGACCGACTATGTGCGGAACTTCCATCAGCGTTTTCCGCAGATCAAGATTGTAGGTCATTGCGACCTTCCGGGCGTAAATAAAGCCTGCCCAGCCTTCGATGTAGCCAAGTGGCTCAAGTCAATAGGGATATACCAACAGTAAAAATATGGATGGCATGAATATCAGCGAAGTCCTGAACGTCCTCCTTGGCGGAGGTCTGGTGGCTACCATTGTTGCAATATGCACGCTGCGGGCTACCATAAGGAAAGCGAAAGCGGAATCGATGAAGGCGGAAGCCGATGCCGAGACGGTGCGTATGGACAACGCCGAGCATGCCACCCGTATCTTGGTAGAGAACATCGTGAAACCATTGAAGGAAGAACTCAATGAGACAAGAAGATACCTCGAAGCCTCGAAACGCGAGATGGCGCGTCTTCGGAAGGCTATCGACACTGCGAACAGTTGCAAGCATCATGATGATTGCCCTGTTCTTGTCGGGCTGCGCGACAAGCCGAAAAGCGAGCGTGGCAACGGAGGAAAGCGTGAAACAAGTATCCGCGGACACCCTCCAGAGCGAGGTTCGTCAGACATGGACGGAGACAGTACCACAGGAGGAAGCCAAACTGGAGATACCTCTGGCGGAACTGACTAACCTACCCGAAAAGGCAGAGTACCGAGCCAAGAACGGACGAGCCAGCGCAACCGTGCAGAACAAAGGTGGCACCATCGTTGTGTATGCCACTTGCGACAGTCTGCAACGCCAGTGCGAGTACTATGAACGCCAGATGGCGAGCTACAAGAAAGCATTGGAGCAGCAGAAGAATGAAGCCAAAACGGAAAAGGAACGCAGTTCAAATCCGTGGAAGATGCTTCTCATCGCCTTTATTGTCGGAGTGGCGACCGGCACAGTATTAACAATCATAACAAGAAAGATATGGCAAAAAGTGTTTTAGACGGAACCAATCTCATTCTGAGCGTCGGTGAAAAAGCGTTGGGCTTCTCCACTGGCTGTAAGGTGACAACCACAACGGAGACTGGTGAGCGCGTAACCAAGGAGGCAGCAAGCGGCAAGTGGAAAGAGAAGTTCGTGAAGAGTTTTTCCGAGAGCATTTCAGCCGAGGGCTGTGTCCTCACGGATGGCGACACCGAGACCCCGACCTACGATCAGTTGAAGGACATGCAACTCAATGGTGAACCCATAGACGGACGTTACAGTCTGCGCGATGGCGACCAGCGTACCGGCAAGACAACCGGTGGCTACAAGGGCAAGTACATCATCACCTCGCTGGAACTTGACGCACAGGCCGGTGACGATGCCAAATACAGCCTCCAGTTGGAAAACTGCGGTAAGGTTGAGAAAGTGGCCAATGGCCTTAGTGAAGCATCAAATCCGGAATAAGCTATGATAAAGATAACGTTGAAGGGGAAAGAATATCCCTGTGGCTTTGTCATGGGAGCGTTTCTCATGTTCAAGCGAGAGACGGGCAAGGATGTGAGCCAAATCAAGCAGGACGACCTTGAAGAACTGCTGATGCTGATGTGGTGCTGCGTGAAGTGCGCAAGCCAGGCGGAAGGCACCGAGTTCCCTCTGGACTTCGAGACTTTCTGCAACAGCATTACACCAGACGTTCTCAATGATTGGAATGAGCAGGTGAGGCAGTCGGCTGAAAAAAAAAGGATGGGGAAAGTGTAGAAGACCCCGACATCGAACAGTTGCTCGGTATAGCGATGGGGTGCATTGGAATGAGTATGGATGACTTTTGCCGATGCACCCCTTCTGAGTTCTATGCAGCATGGAAAGCATGGAATGAGATGCAGCAAAGCCGTGATCGTGGCGAATGGGAACGTCTGCGCATGCAGTGCCTTTGCACGTTGCAGCCTTATTCAAAGAAAACGCTCGATGCCTCCGACATTATGTCATTTCCATGGGAGACGGAGCAGAAGTCGGAAAATGAAGTGAAGATGGACAAAGAAGACACCCTACGCAGATACAGGGAAGCAAAGGCGGCGGCAGGGTTGAAATAAACAATTATTTGCCTTTGAAGAATTTAATCAGGGCCGCGATTTTGGTAACGACATATAAGAATATGGGTAAACAAGCCACAAGACAAATAGCCACCGTCAGCACCGATGCGAAAGGGTGCTGCACGATAAGGTCGTGTATGGGTTTCAAGTTTACGCTCATAAGTTGTTCAAAAATGTATCCGCCACAAAGGTAAACAATAAAAATGAGAATATGGCAAAAGAGGTCAGTTTTATAATAAAAATCAACGACAACGGCAGTGCGAAGCGTGTTACTGCCGATGCCGAAGAACTCGGTCGGGTCATAAGGAGCGTGCAGGACGAGAGCGAGCGGCTGAAGAGCGACATCCTCACATGGTCGCAGGCATCGCAAGCGATTGATGTACTCCAGGACTCCATCAGTGATCTGCAAAGTGTCATGGCAGACCTTACCGCAGCCTACCAGGTGCAACTCGTGGCAGAGACCCAGTTGGAGACCATCATGCGGCAACGTATGAACAGCACCAACGAAGATATACAGAGCATCAAGGAATTTTGCTCCGCCCAGCAGGAAATGGGCGTAATCGGCGACGAGGTGCAGTTGAGCGGTGCCCAGCAGATGGCCACGTTCCTGAAGGAGAAGCAAAGCCTTGACACACTTATCCCCGCCATGAACAACCTCATCGCCCAGCAGAATGGACTGAACGCCACCAATCAGGATGCCGTGAGCATCGGCAACATGATGGGTAAGGCGATGCAGGGACAGGTGGAAGTGCTGCAGCGTGTCGGCATCACCTTTGACGAGGCACAGAAACAGGTACTGCAGTTCGGTACGGAGAGTGAGCGTGTTGCCATGCTTGCCGAGGTCATTACGGCCAACGTTGGAAACATGAACGAGGAACTTGCCAAGACGGATGCCGGACGGCAGAAGCAACTGGAGAACACGTTGGGCGACATCAAGGAACAACTCGGCGGACTTGTGCAGGGGGCGATGCCGTTTGTTACCATAGCTGCGCAGACGATGATATGCGTTACAAGCGTCGGCAAGTTCGTAACCTCCCTGACAGCACTGAGTGCAGCTTTCTCCATATCTACAATCAAGGCAACGGCATTGGCCATACATGAGAAGATGGTGTCTATGGCGCAGAACATGTTGGCGGCAAGCGGATATACGGCAACGGCTGGCACGGCAGCCCTGACGGTGGCTGTAACGGCATTGTATGCAGCCTTGACCATGGGAATATCGGTTATAATCACTGGCATTATCACCCTGTTCAGTTCCATGGGCGACGAGGCGGAGGACGCTGCGCAGGACGTGGACATTCTGAAAGACAGTACTGACGCCTTCAGCAATGCCTCGTCCAATGCCAAGGCGGAAATCGACATGGAGGTAAGTTCGCTCGCCTCGCTTATCAACAGCCACAAGAATGCCACGAAGAAGGTGGACGAGTTGAACAAAAAGTACGGCGAGAGTTTCGGTTATCACCGTACCGCGGCGGAATGGTATGACACGCTCATCGCCAAGAGCAAGGTGTATTGCGAGCAGATAGGCTATGAGGCACAGGCGAAAGTATTGGCTTCCCAAATTGCTGCCAAGCAACTTGAAAAGGAAAGCAAGGAAAGTGAGCGTTATCAGCTCGGTCAGCAGTATTGGGACGGCAACGGCAACATACACTACAACTATGAGAACGCAGCTGGCGGAAAGGACTACTATGACCAACTTGGTGGGCAGATAAACAAACTCACTGGCGAAATCAGCATTTTGCAAAAGCAGTATGATTCCGCCATAGACCACATGGTGAGTGCCCAAAAGAAACTGGATGCGTCAAGGAAGTCTGTAGATTTGTCGCGCAAGGACTTGAAAGATGTTTCAGACCAAGATCTGACGGATAATATCACCCAACTTGAAAACGAGTTGAAGAACACCTCGCGCAGCAATGAGGCAGAGCGCACAAGGCTGAATAAAGAAATCGGCAGACTGAAGGCGGAGCAGAAAAAGCGAGAGGATAATGACAAGAAACAGCAAGGTATCAGCACAACTAAAACGACACCGAAGAAAACCACAACGACATCAAAGGTAACGGCGGACGATACTCCAATAACTGACCCGAAAACACTTGAAGATGTAGGCAAGAACATTTCCATTTATGAGGCTCGGCTGAAGAAGACGAACAAGGAGGACACCGAGAAGATAAAGCTTCTCACGGAACTCATCAACAAATACAAGGCACTTCAGAGAACCATACAGGAGGAGATAGACGCTGCCGACCACACGGTGTCGCTCGACACACTTGAAGGAATAGATGCCGAGATACAGTTCCAGCAACAGCTGCGACGCAAGACTTCAAAGGAGAACCTTGCACAGATAGACAAGGAGATAAAGCGTTTGAACGACCTTAAAACGGCATTCGAGGACAGTTCGCACGCAGCACTTGCCACAGACCAGATACATACCTACGAACAACTTGACAACGAGTTGGCCTTCTATCAAAAGAAACTGAAGACCGCTACCGCCACAGAGCGCATCGAGATACAGAAGCAAATCAAGGAACTGGAAAGGCTTCGTGGCAAATGGGACGATGTGCTTTCTGTAATGGATAAGCCGGCAGCCATCGGCAGTTTGAACTCGATGGAGGAACTTGACAAGGCCATTTCTTATTACAGCGAACGGCAACGTAAGGCTACGGGTGCGGAGGTGGAGAATATCCAGCGTACCATCAACGCCCTGCAAGCCAAACGTGATGCGATGAACCGTATGGTGGACTTGCCAACCATGCAGCAGGAAACAGCCGACATTGGCGGAATGAGCGGAAAGAAACTGAGAATGGAACTGGAACTCATCGGCATTGAAGGCATCCAAGACAAAATAAGGTCGCTGCAGAAGATGCTCGATGATACCAAGAATCCGCTTGGCGATGAACAGCGTAAGGAAGTGACGAAACTTATTCAGACATGGGGCAACTATGAGAAAGTTCTGAAGAAGAGCAGCGTCAAATTCAGCGATGCGTGGGCTGGTATAAAAGGCATTGGCGGTGGTGTCGAAGGTATTACCGAAGCGTTGAAAGGAAACGGCAATGCCTGGCAGACCATTACGGGCATAGTGGATGGAGCCATACAGATATACGAGGGAGTCAATAGTGTCATATCAATCATAGATGCCCTGACCACTGCAACAGGAATTTCCAATACAGTAACAACAGCAAGTGGAGTGGCAGCGACCACAGCTGCTACGGCAAAAGTAGCGGCAGCCCCTGAAGAGGTGGCGGCATCGGTAGCTACGATGGCGGCAGTAAAGGCAGAGGCGATGGCG